GGTCGGGCTTTTCTATCGGGTCGGCGTAGGTGAAGCCAAGTGGAAGGTGTACCGCCGCTTACGGATACCGGAGGCCGGCGCGGGGTATGTTCACTTCAGCGATTCGCTTGACGGTGCATGGTTTGAGCAGCTCACCGTGGAGAAACGCCGGACGCGATACGTCAAAGGCCGGCCGGTGCATTATTGGTGGAAGCCGGACCATGCGAGGAATGAAGCCTTTGACCTGATGGTGTATAACGTCGCAGCGCTTCACGGTCTCTATCTTGGCGGGCGCAATCTCGAGCAAGCGGCCAAGCGCGCGGCGAGCGCCAGCACCAAGAAACGGACAAAAGCGAAGGTGGCCGACATCCGCCCAAAGTACAGCGAGCAAGCGTCCAAGAGAAGGCCGAAGCGGGGCGGCTACTTGAGGCGCTAGCGATTGACAACGAGCGCCTTGAAGCATATTGTTGGGCCTATGTATACAGCCGAAGACCTGGCCAACTTGGAAGCCGCCATCAAGAAAGGCGTGACCCGTGTTCGCATTGGCGATCAAGAGGTTCAATATCAAAGCCTCTCCGATATGCGCAAGCTGGCATCGCGTATGCGTCGCGACATCGCCAAGACTCCGCGCGTTTACCGCGCCAGACCTTCAAGGGGCTGATGATGTGGCCATTTAAGAAGCGCGATAAGAAGCCAAGCAAAGCCGCAGAAAAGCAAGCGTATGCGCTAGGCTTTGCGGAAGGCCACAAGCGGACGTACTACAACGCGGCGAAGGCTGGCAGGCGTACGTCGAAGTGGGGGGAACGCGCGAGCTCTGCTAACGCCGTGACCAGCGCTAACGGGCGAAAGCTCCGCGAGCGGGCGCGGCATCAGATTCGCAATAGTCCGCACGCAAATAAAGCGAAACTGATGTTTGTTTCATCGGTGGTGGGCGAAGGCATCCGGCCGCAGGTGCGGACAGGCAACCCGGAGCTCGACATTGAAGCCGAACGGCTTTGGCATGAGTGGACGAAAGTGTGCGATGCCGATGGCCGGCATGACTTCTACGGGCTTCAGCGGCTCATTGCCGGCACCATTCCCGGCGATGGCGAATGCCTGATACGGCGAAGGCCGCGCCGGACCGAAGATGGCATGTCCGTGCCGCTTCAACTTGAAGTTCTCGAGGCCGATTACCTAGACGAAAGCCGGACCGATATGGTGGGTCGTGGTCGCATTGTTCAAGGCGTGGAGTTCAACGCGCTAGGGCGGCGGGTGGCATACTGGCTCTTCAAGTACCATCCGCACGATGTGAGCAGCCCAAGCAATTCGATGATGGGCATCACATCAAGCCGAATCCGCGCGAGCGAGATTGCCCACGTCTACTATTGCGACCGACCTGGCCAAGCTCGAGGCGTGCCTTGGCTGGCACCGGTCATGATGCTCTTGGAAGACCTTGAAGCATACGTTGACGCGGAAGTGCTCCGCAAGCGCGTGGAAGCCTGCATGGTGGGTATCTACAAGGGAGATCTTCAGCATTGGGCGCCGGCCTATGACGGTGAGACCGGAGACATTGAAAGCGTCCAACCGATTCGCGATGCCGATGGCGTGCCGATGGGCGATCTCCAACCTGGCGAGATTTACCACATCGACCACGAAGCGGACCTGAGCATTCACCAACCATCGGTTGTGACAGGTATTGAAGAGTTCTTACGAGTCACGCAACGGAGCATCGCCACCGGGCTCGGTATGACGTATGAACTTTTGGCCGGCGACTTGTCCAAGGTCAACTTCTCGAGCATCCGCGCCGGAAACATTGAATGGCGCCGCTTGGCGCGCCAGCTCGCGCAAGGTCTCATCGTGCGTCAGGTATGCGAGCCGGTGTGGCGCTGGTGGCTATCGATGGCCATTGCTTCCGGTGCTTTGCCCGAGGGCGTTGAATATCGGGTTGATTGGATTGCGCCGCATCATGAAGAGATCGACCGCGTGAAAGACCTCCAAGCCGACGTGCTTGGTCTTTCTAGCGGTCTCTACACCATGAGCGAGACGCTGAAGCGACGTGGGAAAGACTTTGACCAACATGTTGAGGAATTGGCCAATGAACGCGAGCGCCTTGGCGCCGATGGCGTGGCTTTGGATTGGCTACCAGAAGAAGAGCCACCGGCCGAAGACGCTGCGGTAACGGCCATCGAAGGCGTGGCATAGTGGCTGACTGTATCGAAAGCAGCATCGTGGAAGTTCCGGTGGTAGTGTCCACCGTGGGCAAGCCGGTGGTGTGCTCTTCGGTACAGGTGGCCGGTGGCCCGGTTGCGGTTGGAACGGTTGGCGATACCACAAGCAAGGTCATCGTGGACCGCTACGTGGTGAACTACACGCAACCCGGACCGGTTTATGCTGGCACCGGATTGACCAAGACCGGCAGCACCATCGATGTCAATGCGGCCAACGCTTCAATCATCGTCAACCCTGACGATATCGAAGTGGGCTACGGTGGCACGCTTGATGTCCAGCCGCTTGGAGCGGTGGACGCTGGTGCGAACGACCAGGCCGCGCGCATCGACCATCGCCACAACCACGGCGACCTAAGCGCGGAGCTCGCCACGCATCATACGGCAAGCCAAGTATCGGTATCTGGCACATATCCCGAGATAGGAAGCCCCGGCGACGTTGAAGCCGCGCTGGCGCAGATTGACCTTGTGGCCGGCAGCATCGGCCAGACTGACACGGTGGCCGGTGCTAACGGAGTGCAAAACACCGGCAATGATGTCAATGCGGTTATTGAGCCGATTTATGGCACAACCGCGAACACGGTTACCGAAGGCAATGACCCAAGGCTAAGCGACGGGCGAGCTCCGATCGGGCCGGCTGGTGGCCAGCTCGCCGGAACGTATCCGAATCCCACGGTGGTTGATGGTGCTGATGGTTCGGCCATCCACGATGACATAGCGGGCGAGATTGCGGCTATTGCGTTGAAAGCCGTGCCAGGCGCTTCGGATGTGCTAGTCATCGAAGACGCTTCAGCGGCGAACGCAACGAAGCGCATCACCATTGGTTCGCTTCCAACTCCCGCGCCAGGGGGCCAGACGGATACCGTGACCGGTGCCAATGGCGTCCAAAACACCGGCGACAACATCAACGCCGTGCTCGAGCCAGTCTTTGGCGCGGTGGCTAACACCGTGACCGAGGGCAACGATCCAAGGCTAAGCGATGCCCGTATTCCCACCGGGGCAGCCGGTGGCGAGCTCGCCGGAACGTATCCGAACCCGACGGTGGTGGATGGCGCCGATGGTTCGGCCATCCATCGGAACTTGAGCGGCGAAATAGCGACCATACCGACCAAGGCCACGCCAACCGGCGCGGACCTTTTAGTGATTGAAGACGCGGCAGCGGCGAACGCAAAGAAGAGCATCACGCTTGCTTCTTTGCCGTATCCAGCGCCAGGCGGCCAGACCGATACCGTGGCCGGCGCCAATGGCATAACGAATAGCGGCGACAACATCAACGCCGTGCTCGAGCCGATTTATGGCTCAACCGCTAACACGGTCACCGAAGGCAATGATGCCCGGTTGAGTGATGCGCGCATTCCCACCGGTCCGGCTGGTGGCCAGCTTGCCGGCACGTACCCTAATCCCACGGTGGTAGATGGCGCCGATGGTTCGGCCATCCACGATGACATTGCGGGTGAGATTGCAGCTATCGCGACCAAGGCTACGCCTGTGGCGGCTGATCTTCTCATCATCGAAGACAGCGCAGCCGGCAACGCAAAGAAGGCCATCACGGTCGGCTCTTTGCCTGGTGGCGGTGGTGGCATCACGGAGCCGCAGCACAAAGCGCTTCGAGACCTCATCCATTTCATCGACGATGGTCCGGCTGACGGGTTCCCAAGCGGAGCGGTTAAGGACGTAACTTACAGCGGAGCTTTCCCCACCGGGGTCGATTGGTGGGAAGACGCCACGCGCACGCAACGTATTGTTGACCTGGCCATCACGTACAGCGGCGCTTTCCCCACTTCGGAGCAGTGGCGCATGTATGACACTGATGGCGTGACTGTGTTGGTGACGCTGACGGATGCCATAACGTATGCCGGCGCTTTCGAGACCTCCCGAACCAGGACGTGGGTGTGATGAGTCGCGGTCCCGCTAGCGTGCTGGTCGATGCCGATGGGAACGTGGTTGGCGTTGTGCAAGATGGCGAAGTCTATCGCGTTCAAGTGCAAGCGACCGTGGCGAGCTCGGACGGTGCAACCGCTGAAGTCAACACGGATGGAAGCCGGCAAGCGCTGGCCATCGCTCAACCTGAGCTTGTGGCTATAGCCTACCGAATAGAAGCACAAATGGATGAGCTTTTGCGCCACATGCGCAGCATCACCGGAGAGGAAGACCCGTTATGAGTACATTGCTGAAAGACGGCACTGGCGGCGGGTTTCTCGCCAAAGTGACCGCCAACAATCGCTTGGCCAGCGAGGCCATCGTCATTACCGGCGAAGACGACTCTATCCGCGTTGGCGATGGGTGGCAGATATCAAGCAAGCCGGTTTCGTTTACCAGCTCGACCGCTTCAGCCATCCTCTACATCAAAAATGGCGACTCCAGAAACTTCGTGCTTGACCGGGCGGTGCTCGTTTTGGGAACGGCCACCGGTGGTTCTGGCGATTGGACATTTCGCGTCATGCGCAACCCTGAAGAGACTGGAACGATTGTTACCAATGCCTTGACGGCTGGGATTAGCAATTCAAATCACGGCTCAAGCAAACAGCCGAGCGGCCTTCTCTATCGCGGTGTTCAGGGGGATACGGTAGACCTGGCTGGCATTGCGGGTGGTGCTCCCTTGCCAATCCAGCAAGCATCGAATCGAACGATTTTTCCGCTTGGTAGGCAACTGCCTACAGGCACCAGCATAGCGTTTGAGCTTACGCCACCGGCAGGCACAACGGCCGCGACAGCCGTCTTGGTCACGCATTGGTACTATGACGTTGCGGGGCTTTAGGAGTTAATCATGGCAAAAATACAAGACGCTACCGGCAACGGCTTTGAAGCCGGGGTGGATTCAACCAACCGGCTATTGGTTGAAGCCGTCAACTTGGTTGTCCGTGAAGAGGCGGTTTTGCTTGGCGCATCTTTTGAGCTTGGCACGCTTCAGACGCTTACGGTTGACACTGAACTAGGCTTGATCTTCGTTAAGAACAATGGCGACCGAACCATCATCATCGACCGTTTCGAGTTTAGCGGAACGGCTTCAACCGGTGGTGCAGGCTCCACGATGCTCTTGACGCTTTACAAAGGTGCGGCGTTGACTAATGGAACAGCGAGTGCAGCGGTAAACGCCAATTTTGCCTCAGCTTTGACGCTTGACGCCGACATTGAAACCGGCAACGGCTCGACCAGCACGGTGAGCGGTGGGACGGCGTTTGGCTCCAGCTATATCGCCTTTGAAGGTGAAAGCACTTTCGACGGGCCGTGGGCTTTGCCGCGTGGCTCGCAAATTGTCATGGCTGCAACGCCACCTTCCGGTAATACCTCGATGGGCTTCACGGTGCGAATCTTGACGCACTTGCAGCGTTCTGAATGAGCCTAAAAACGACCATCAAGGACGGCAAAGGCACCGGCCGCACGGCATCTGTGACGGATGCCAATGCTTTGCTCGTTTCGGTCTTGCCGCAAACATCCAAGGGCATACCACCGGATGATTTGGCGTCGTTGCGGCAGCTTCGGGAGTTTTTTGTTGATAGCGTGGGCAGCGAGGACCAGCGCGTTGATGGGTCTGTTTCGGCCGTCGAGTTCTCTGTGAGTGCACAGCTTGGCATTACGCGCTGGGTGACCGGCTTTCGGTTGATTATTCAAGGCCAGAATACCGATATGGGAAGCAATGACTTTCGGCGGTATTCTGCCACATCGGGCGGCTTGACTAACGGTGTGGAGATTGAAGCCGTTCAAAGCGGTGTGACGACGGTTATCACAGGAGCCGGAGCAGTAACCGATATGGGGCAGTACCTGCGCTATGCTGATGACTTCCTAAACATCATCTCGGCTATATCAGC